TCATTCAACTTAGTGTAATTACTAATATCATTATATCCAGCATTTGACTTATTTAAATCACTTGATACAAGAGAATTGGACCATCCATTATTTGTATTTAATTCTCCATTCACATTGACATTGTTTAATGTGTATAAGAAATTATTAGAACCTTTACCACCAACCATTCCATGTCCACTATATGGATCTGGTGTTCCTGTAAAGCCACTATAATCCCATAAATCTGTATAATTATAGTATTGTCTACCGCCTCTACTTTGAGAATAATCTTTTTGAACAAAATTAGATGGCTGAACAACCCATACCAATTCTTTTACTGGATGAGTGAAATTAATTTTAATTGAATTACTTGCAGCTGTAATATTTTCTTCTCCTGTAAATTGTAATTGTTCAATTAAATATTCATGTGCTACTTGAGCAAATCTTCTTCTTTCTTCTGTATCTAAATATATATAATCAACATATATATTTGTTGCAGATAATGACTTTGAACCAATTGAATTAACACCAGTTGATGTAACAAATTGATTTGTAGATGTTGTTGTTTGTGTTGTAGCCCATATACATTCATCAAATGTTCTAAATTCTAGATTCAAAACTATATCTGTATATTGTAGTGCAATAAGAGGCAATGACATACCAGGGTTTCTGCAAAACCAAAATTGCAAAGGAATAGTCAAATCATATGCTTCAATTTTGCAATCTTTTCCGCTATTTTCTGATGAACGTGTATTTGAACTATGTATTTGTGTTAGTTTTGGAACATTTCCAAGTAATTCAGCATAACCACTTTTTTTCCCTTCATCTTGTGATAATTCATTCCATAAATGAAGCCATTCACCATAATGTTTATCTATTTTTTGACCACCAATACGTATTTCTGCGGATTTTAACATAACATGACCAATCCAATTTAGCCATCTAAATGCCTTGTATGTGGTATTATCTGTTGTAGAAATTGCCTCACTTACATTAATTTCGGGCAATGTTGTTTCTAAGTAAATTTTACCAATTAGATCAGCATTTCGTTGGATTGTTGTTGAAACTTCATTTCCAAAGTCGGCTGTTCCATTAAATGTTTGTTTAATTGATTCAATAGAGAAATTTGTATGTCTTCTGTAAACTGTTTTAAAAAAAGTAATTTGTGGATTACCAGTTAGATACACATCTTGTGCACCATAAGCAACTAATTGTAATAGTCCTCCTCCCATATAATTTATAAAATAAAATATTTTTATCTTTAAGTTGTTGTATTAATTTTCCAAATAATTAATTATTAACTATAATATTAACTATATTATTAATAAATCTATTTTAATGGCCTTATTATTACTTAAAGCAAATTTTATTAATTATTACTATACTTAAAGATGTCATTTAAAACTAAAAATAAGATTAAGAAGAAAGAAGACTTTGACACACGAGTTACATTAGAAGCAAAGCATAATGAAAAATTAGATTTGTTTGACTTTGAAAAAAAGAGCATAAATCAAAAAAAGAAAGAACTAAAAAGGTTAGAAGATAAATATGAATATATTAATAAAAAGAAGAATATAGAATTAACTGAAGATGAAATGAAATTGAAATTGTCAATATTTGATAAAATTAATGAAACAAAAAAATACATTAAACATAATGAAAACCGTAAAGATATAGACTATTTTTTGGAAACTGGAGATTTGCTTTTTAAATATTATGAAAATAAGCAAAATGTTGCACAAGGGAAAAATATAAAGATAAATAACATTAAATCTGAAAATATTAACAAAAAATCTGTTATGGAGTATTTTAAATCAAATTCACCACCAAAAATTAATGGAGATATTTCTAATAGTAATACTGAAAATAATGATACTAAAAGTTCTGAATATTTATCTAGATCAAATATTTATGAAAAATATATGTCAAAAATTGACAATAATTATGTTATAAATCATGAAAATAATATAGATATATGCAAAACATGTAATACGGAGAAAACACTATTTATTTCAAATGGTAAATTAATATGCTTAAAATGCGGCGAAGAAACTCCTATACTTATTGACTCTGATAAACCTTCTTATAAAGATCCTCCAAGAGAAGTATGCTATTTTGCGTATAAAAGAATTAATCACTTTAATGAATGGCTAGCGCAATTTCAGGCAAAAGAGTCCACAGATATACCACAAGCTGTATATAATGATATACTTATTGAATTAAAAAAGGAAAGAATAAATAATATAAAAGATTTAACACCTATAAAATTACGCGAAATCCTTAAAAAGTTAAAGAAAAATAAATATTATGAGCATATCCCACATATAATAAACAAATTAAATGGTGTCCCCCCACCTATAATGAATAGAAAAACAGAAGAAGAATTAAGAAGAATGTTTAAAGAAATCCAGGTGCCATTTCATAAATATTGTCCACCAAATAGAAAGAACTTTTTGTCATACTCATATGTATTGCATAAATTTGTGCAACTTTTAGAACTTGACGAATTTTTACCATGTTTTATGCTTTTAAAAAGTAGAGAAAAATTACAGCAACAGGATCAAATATGGAAAAAAATTTGTGAACATTTAAAGTGGCAATTTATACCTAGTTTATAGCATGTTTGTTTATTTTTTTTTATTTATATATCTATATTAATATACATTATGGATTATTCATTATATTATTCAGAAACATCAACACATGACATCTCTATAAAAGCTAGGAACTTTGTAAAAATGAAAGATTATACAGAACTTTTAAAACATATTATACATATAAATAATAATTGTCTAAAATATAGAAAAGATAATGGTTTACAAGAAAAATTTAATATTTTTGTAGATTTAGAAAAATCTGGCATTAAGAATGCTGATTTCGATTTCATGAAAATATTAATACCATTTTTAGAAGAAGGATATCCAGATACAATTATTAAAATGTATTTTGTTAATATACCATTTATATTCAAAACAGCTTATACATTTTTAAGAGTTTTTATAGGAAAAGAAACAAAAGACAAAATAGTTTTTGTTGATAAAAAGAAAAATAATGAATTATCTGAAGATATGTTTGATGAATTATTTTAGAATAATAAATTTTTAGAATAATAAATTTTTAGAATAATAAATTTTTAGAATAATAAATTTTTAGAATAATAAATTTTTAGAATAATAAATTTTTAGAATAATAAATTTTTAATCAATATTATCTTGTTCAATTTCTTCTTCATTTTTTACAATAATTTGAATTGATGGTGTTACTATATCTAATATACAAAATACCATACCAATTATTAATGAAATATAAATTATTTGAATATTATTAATTTTATTTTTAGGTATTACATAAATTGCAGAACATGAAATTAATACTAATACGATGTATTTTAATAATCTTCTTAAAACTTCTCTGTAATTAATCATTTATAATATATTATTAGTTAATAAAAAAATTATTTAAAAGAATGTAAATTTATATTGATATAATGAGTGATTCGACAGATTATTTAGAAGTAGACAATCCTATTCCAGGACAAAATTATGCGTGTTTATCATTTGTTTCTCCAGAAAAAATTTTAAAAGAAAAAGAACTATTCCTTTTTAATAAATATATGAATCAAAGATGTGGAGAATGGGAACTTAAATTAGATGAAATCACAAAAGATTGTTCTGAAGATTATAAGACACGAATTAATAATGATATTAAAGAAGTCTTAAGAAAAGAACTTAAATCTACATTAAGTGAATTTAAGAATAATTTTGAAGATTTCAAATATAAATATAATGAAGATTTAGATAAAGCATTTTCAAAGATTGCAGGAACACAAACTAGTATAAGGGGTGTAAAGGTAAGAGGTGTATATGATTCTATCCAAGAAGCAGAAAAAAAGGCTAAGCAATTACAAACAAAAGATAGATCATTTCATGTATTTGTTGGACAAGTCGGATATTGGCTACCATGGGATCCAAATGCAGATAGAGTAGATGAAGAAGAATATCTTGAAGACGATCTTAATAATTTGATGAAAGAATACAAAAAGAATGAAGCATCAAGAGATATTTTCTATGAAGAACAAAAAAGAGAAAAACTAAAGGATTCTGTTACTAAACAAATGCAAGAAGAAAGAGAAGCAGAAAAAAATGCTTTAGAACAAGATGACCCATGGATGAAGAGTAAATTTTCAAATGCAACCACAACTTCAACAGCAGAAGAAACTACAGAAGCTCCAGTAGTAGAAGAGATAACAACAACAGATAATGGTGAAAATACAACAGATCCAACAACAACTTCAACTGTTGAAGATAGTGTAAATAATACTGTAGAAAAAACTATCTAATTTTATATTAATGAATTACAAAGGATTAAGTTTTTTAGTTATTTTTATAATTGTCCACTATATAGTTTACATTTATTTACAAAATAAATATAGTTCTAAAAATAAAGATTTATTTGAAGTAAAATATATTGTCCCCCCAGTAACATATGAAGACTACTTTCAATTTAAAGATTTAGCTAAACAATATAATACAATTTTTGGAAATAATGAAACAAATTTAGATTTAATCAAATCCGAGTATTAACGTATATCTTTATATCTTATATTATTTTAATGAAGACAATTAATTTTTTTGTATTATTAATAGGTTGTGTATTAATATTTATGGGAATATTAGAGATGGAGTTTAATAGAAAAAGGGGGTGTAAAAAGGTAGAATATAGGGTTATTCCAAGAAATATTTATGACGAAATATCTACAACAGATTTAAAAGAAGAATTTAGTTTTATGTTTAATGCAAATGATTCTAGAAATAAAACAAATTTAGTGTGTTAACTATTTTTCTTTACATTAATAACAGGTCCTCTTTTTCTTGGAGCAATAAATTGATCTTCATCTTCATCATCATTATAGTTATTATTATGATGTTTCCAAAACTCTGATGCTCCAATTTTAAACTCTGAATGCATATCAGCTTTATACCAAAATACTTGGTCTTCTAATTTATTACTTTTAGCATTATTATTTATTACTAAACAATTGTAATCTTCTGTGCATTGGTCCATTACTTGACAAAAAATCTCAAATGTTGGAAACATCCCAGCATAATGCTCATATAAACGTTTTCTATTTGATACATAATTTTCTCTTAGAATAAAAACATAATCAATGTTTGTTCGGAGACTTGGTGGGACACCTAAAGCATATTGCATTGTAATTATAAATAGAATTTTATAGTGTCGACCATTCATAAATAAACTTCTAATATTTTCATCTCTAATCCAACTTTGATCGTATAAACAATCATCTAAAATTAAAAATGCACTTGGATCAATATTAGAACTACCAAATTTGTTCTTATCTTTGTTAAGTTTTCTGATTACCATTTTCTGTCTTTTTAGAGAATTTGCTACAATCTCTGGAGTATATTTGTTATGAATAAATAAACTTGGAATCATATGTCCATAAAACGGATTTGCTTCTTCTGTAGCAGAAATGACCGTTCCAATAGGGACATGTTTATGATAATAAAGTAAGTCCTTCACTAAGAAACTCTTACCAGTATTTCTTTTTCCGATAAATACAACAACCTTATCTGAAGAAATACTTGTAATATCAAATTTTTTTAGTGCTAAATTCATAATAGAATATAATAATTTTTTAAATTCTTAATAACGCAGAAAAAATTTAATTTAAAGAATAGTTTTTTATTAATCCTATAAATATGAAAAAAGTAAAATGTGTAGTTATAAATAATGAAAAATTTGATAATATAAGTAAAAATCTAGAGGATAAACTTCAAATTTATAACCTTCAAACATATTTTCCTATATTATCATTATTTTTCAAATTTTATAACAATTCTAATAAGCAATTTACATTAAAAATGAATAACTATATAGTAGATATTAATGAAAAGATTAATATAAGTAATAAAGACTCATACATTAAAAATTTTTTTAATTGTAAAATAAAAAACTTTAATTCTGGTTCTGTTTCAGAAAAAAAAGTTTTCTTTAAAATTTTACCACTACTTAATGTTTCACAATATATGATGAATGAATATAGTGATCAAACTAGTATACTGCCAAATATACATTCTTATTTAACAAACAAAAAAATAAATAATTATCATAACAGTGCATATATTGATTGCTTTTTTTCATATTTAGCAAGTAATCTAACAGAATCAGGATCTTGTCCTACTTTTCCTATATTTTATGGAACGTATAGTGGTGTTGCTAAAGAATTCAAAGCTGATATAACAGAAGAGTATAGTTTAATGAAAAATCAAGACTGGTTTGATTTTTTTAATAATAAATTGTTTACTATAGAAAAAAGTAAATTAGATTCTATAAATAAAAGTCAAAATAGTCAAAACAGTTTTGAACTGAACCTTGATCTTAATAATAATTTGGGAGAGGAAATAATTTTAGAAAATAATGAAACATTAGAAGAAACTAATGAAGAAATTGATGTTGAAAAAATAAATATTAACGAAGATATTAATTTAGACACTATTGAATTAGAAGAAAATAATGAATCTTTAGAAGAAAATAATGAATCTTTAGAAGAAACTAATAAAACTTTAGAAGAAACTAATGAAACTTTAGAAGAAAATAATGAAGAAATTGATGTCGAAAAAATAAATATTAACGAAGATATTGATTTAGACACTCATGAATTGGAAGAAAATAATGTATCTTTAGAAGAAAATAATGGATCTTTGGAAGAAAATAATCATGAATTAGAAGGAAATAGTGAATCTTTGGAAGAAAATAATGAATCTTTAGAACAAAATAATGAAACATTAGAAGAAAATAATGAAACTTTAGAAGAAAATAGTGATTCAGATGGGAAATGGAGTGATATTACAAGTGAAGAAGAATATAATGAAATACTTGAAGATATAAGACTAAAAAAGGTTGATATAGGAGATGATAAAATAGAGATTAGATCGGTTTCATCTTTGTCTGCATCGATTTGTAGCGATTTATCATTTAATAGTATCGGAAATAATGAAGTAAACTTTGTAAATTTATATGACTTTCCAGTTCAACTTAATTGTATTGAAATGCTTAATGATACTCTTGATAATTACTTAGAAGAAAATGGTGAAATATGCGAAACAGAATGGAAATCAATATTATTTCAAATATGTTTTGGTTTAGCTGTTGCCCAAAAGAAATTTAATTTTGTTCATAATGATCTTCATTCAAGTAATATAATGTTCAAAAATACAAATCTTGAATTTTTATATTTTAATTTCAAAGGTAAATGTTTTAAAATCCCAACATTTGGAAAAATTGTTAAAATAATTGATTTTGGAAGGGCGACATTTAATGTAGGAAATAATATATTTTTTAGTGATGTCTTTAAAAAAAACGGAGATGCTGAAGGTCAATATAGTTTTCCTTATAATAATACCCTTAATAATTGCAAAATAAAACCGAATAAGAGTTTTGATTTATCAAGACTTGCAACTACAATAATTGAACATTTTCAAGAAAATAGTCCAATATTTAGGCTTTTAAAATTATGGGCAAGTGATAAATATGGTAATTTTCTAATGAATTACGAAGATGATTTTAATTTATATAAAATAATAGCAAAAAACGTTAAATCTGCAATACCTAAGAATCAAATAAATAAAATGATTTTTAAGGATTTTATTGTAGAAAGAGAAAATATAGATAAAGAAGAATTTTTATATAATTATTAGTTTGATGATTTTATTTTTATAAGCAAATAACTATAGGTTACAAATACACTTATATAAATATTATATTTTGATAAAATAATAATATTTAATAACATTACTAAGTCAAAAACTGGATGTTGTGTATATCTATTTATATTTTTTTTTTGTGAAATTATTGATGATAAAACTATAATTATTAGTATAACAAGGTATGTAAAATCTTTGTTATTCATTATAATATGAATACATAAAAAAATTAAAAGTCTGGGTCCCCAATATTAATATTAGAATAGTTATCTAAATTGACAGATCCACCAGACTTGTTACCAAATGAAGATTTAACACTTTCCTTTGAATCAAAATTTAATAAGGATGTTGTTTTTACATATATTGCTAAGTATACACAAGCTGAAACACACACAAATACTTTTAAATAATTTTTGAATGAATATTTTTCTTTTGTTCTTCTACTTTCAATAAAAGTAATTATTAGAGATAATACTCCAAACATTGCACTATAAATAAAATCATTTTGTAAATAAGACAAATACATTTATAATTATTTTTTAGAAAATATCTTTTATTTTTAACCTTACTTCTTTATTTAATCGGTTAATGCATCGCTAAAAAAACTAAAATCCTTCTTTTTTTTTGAAGAATATTTATTAAATACCTTTTTTCTAGTATTTTCATCACTATTTATCTCTAAATTTCTATCATTATCGAATTTTTTGTCTCCAATATTTTGTTTTGTATCGATTACTATTGTTTTGACATTATCATCTTCATCCTTTTTTGGCATATTTAATGTATTATCTTTAGGTGTCATGTTACTAGTATCATCTTCATTGTCAGATTCTAAATTATTTATATCAAAATTTAAGTCATCAAGAGAGTCTAAATTGAGTTCTTCTAAATCATTATCATTGTTTATTTCAAGTTTAAGATTTTCATTGGTATTTGAATTACTAGTATTTAAAACGTTATTTATTTCACTATTATCTTTAATATTATCATTATTTTCTAATTTAATATTTGTTTTTACTATTTCTTCATTCACTTTGTTTATTGCTGGAGAATCTTCGGGTGTTAATTGAATATTATCTTCAGATTTATTATTAATTTCAGATGAAACTGAAGTTTTAGAATCATTATTTTCATCAATATATACTTCCTCTAATTGTGATAAATCACTTAATTCCTTTTTCAAATTTTCATCAATATTTTTTGCATTAAGTTCAAAATCATTCTGACTTACCAATTCCAGCTTATCTACTTCATTATTTATTAAATCATCTATATTATCAAGTTTTAATTCATTATTTTCAACTTTATTAATTTTTATAGAATTACCATTTTCATCAATTATTTCTTCAGATTTTTCTTCGGATTTTTTTTCACTACTTGACTCTAAATCTAAATTCTCAACTTTTGTATTGTCAAATGCCTTTAAGTCTTCTTTAGTTAAACTATTGTCCTCATTTATTGATTCTGGTGTTTCAATATTAAGTGCAGATAGTTTTTCCTTAGAGCAATTTTCTATTTCATTTTTTACTAATTTTCTAAGATTATCAGTAATATTATTACTTGATTCAATATTATCATTTACATCTTCACTATATTCACTTCCTAAATATTCTTTTAAAATATTTTTAACAGGGAGTTGTTTTCGTATAGTTTCTGCAATAACAGTTTCTATAATTTGGACTGCATCTCTTCGATTTCTTTGATATTCAAAATTATTTACACTATCATCAAATAGATATGGATTTTTCCAAAATTCGCGAGCAACTTCAATATAGCATTGATGAACAAAAAAGTCTACTTTAGGTATTTGTAAATTTATTTTATTTTTGTTCTTATTTGTATTAATTGATGTTAATATTTTTGTGTGGCTTACAAAAACAGCTGTTAATAGATCATCTAACCAGTCGCATTTTGAATAGTCTAATATTTGCTCATATTTTTCTGTTATTGTAATTTGATTCCATTTTGGAATTTCGCTTAATGAGTTTTGAAAATTTGATAAACATGAATTTATTTCTTCATTTTCTATACTTTTATTCTTTGATTCATTATAGATTAATTTGATTCCTTGATAAATTACAGGAGAAATAATATTTATTAATTGTTTAGTATATTCAGTTTTGGCATCTACTAATATTGGTAAATTTCCTTCATCCATTGTTTTATCGTATTTAAAGAAAAAAACTTAAGTTATTCAACGCATTTTTTTTTTCAAATAAAATTATAATAATGGATAAACCAAATATAGATCAAATCAAAAATTTATATAATGAATGTAAAGAATTAAAAGATGAAATTTATAAATGTCACAAAGAATTAAAATTTAATTTTGATGATTATAGAAATAAAATGTTTAGTAAATTAAATAAAAATTCGGATTCTACAATTACTGATTTAAAAATGGTATTGGCATATTTGAAAAAACATAATGAAATGAAAATGATATATAACTCTTATAAAGAATTATTGAGAGAAATGTTGCAATATAAGAAAAAACTGATTTATTTTTCACATTTATCAAAACCATTAATTACAGAACAATATTTAGAATCATTATTAAAAGAACAAAATGATTTAATGGATAATGTGTCTCAAATGAATGATCTTCTACCAGAGTTAGATTAACTAATCAATTAAATATTTATATTAATCTAATTATTTGATAGTTTAATTTTTTTTTAAAAAAATATTATATATTTATATATGACTCTCAAAAGTAAGAAAGTTATAGAACCTAAACATAATAATAAGAAAAATATTAGATCAAAACAAAGGGGTGGGTCTAATTATACAATTATAGGTCATGAAAAGGTAAAATATCCAGAAGATAAGAATATGAGTGATAAAACAGCATCAGGAAAGTTTTTATTGTCTAATTATGACGTAAGAGTAGTTGAAGATTTCTTAAGAAATGTTAAGGGTGATAAATCAGAATTTTATGAATTATCAGATAAATCCAGAGGAACAAAAGGTCTTGAAGATGTCGATACTACTACTACAACTAATTTTAATGTATTTGTAGATAAATTACAACAGATTATTACTACTGGAAGCGCTGCAACAGGTGGCGAAGATAATTTACTTGTTGAAACTGGTGATACAAAAAAAGCAGATAAAACTGTAGAACTTGGAAAACCAGATTATAAAGCACAGAGATATGATGCTTCAATTCAAAAAGAATTCAAAAAAAAAAATGTAGAAATAAATACTAAATTTTTAAGAGATGTTTTGCAAAAAATTAGTTCAAGTGAACAACAAATGGTTCTATCACAACAATTTAGAGAAGATGTTGGACCAAAAAACCCAGGTGTTGTTGAACGTAAAGCTTTAGCAAGAGATTCAGATTCATCAAAAAAAGACACTCCACTTTTGGGTGAAACTG